TGCATAGATTTATCGGGGCTAACGAGGGAGGCAAAACAAATGAAGCCCTCCATGTCATGCACAACATGTTAAAGACGGTTGAAAATTCGAAGGGGCTTTTTGTTATGGCAGAAGGCAGACTTAATTCAGACATAAAAAATCGGGCAGGAATTAAATTTGTGTCTGATCCAGCAGAGTGGGTGACGGGAACCTGCTTGGTTTTTGAGTGCCACGTTATGGACACTATGGTTGATTATTTGAGGGGGCTTCTTCGCAATAATCCAGATAAGGAAAAGTTTTGTATAGTTGTCGATAGCATGGATGGCCTTATCACAAAAGAAGATTTAGAAAAAGGCTCTTCTGATGCTAGAAAAGTAGCTGGAGGAGCCTTAATGACTTCCGATTTCCTTAAGCGCATAAGCTTAGGTATGAGCAAGTTCGGCCATATGTGCATTATGATTTCTCAGGTAAGAAGTAGCATAAATGTAAATCCATATGCGAAGCAAGACCCCAACAATCAAACAAACAGCAGTGGGGGTAATGCTATTTTACATTATCCAGATTGGATCTTGGAATTTAAAAAACAAAATAAAGGAGATAAGATTTTGGAAAAACCAAGCGAGCAGATAACCCCCGAAAATAAAATCTACGGCCACAATGCGAAGGTTCTTATCCTTAAGTCAACAAACGAATCTACGGGTCAAACCGTTAGCTATCCAATCAAACATGGGCGCATGGGAGGTAAATCAATCTGGATCGAGAGAGAGGTTATTGACATGCTCTTAATGTGGGGTTATCTAGAAAAGGCGGGAGCTTGGATCAAGCTTGATGATGAAATTAAAAACTACCTTAAAGAAAGGAAAATCGAAACCAAAGACTCTTATCAAGGCAGTCAAGCGGTGTATGACTTTCTAGAGAGCAATGAGCAAGTGACCACAGCTTTAGTGGAATTTGTTAAGGATAAGATTTTAAGCAAATGATTTTTTTATGCACAAACGGAAGAGAAAGAAAAATCAAGAACGTAAGCAAGTATTTGATTAACTGGGACGGGAAGTGTAAAAGCGGCATACAAAAAAACGTAAAAGACCACATTAAAGAATATTGGTTTGCAGATCATGTCTTTGAAGAATTTCCCGTAGCAGGAACACGTTTAACTTTAGACTTTTATAACTCGACACAAAAAATAGCCATAGAGGTTGACGGCAATCAACATTATAGATACAATAAATTTTTTCACTCAAACTCAAGGCAGAACTTCCTCTTTCAGCTAAAGAGGGATGAAAAAAAAGAATATTTCTGCGAACTTAACAATATCAAACTTATAAGGGTTTTAGAATCAGATGTTTTGGATTCTACTAAATATCCAGACAGCTTGCTAAAGCTTTTAAAATGAAACGAATGGAAGAAGACAAGCAGGGGCTACCCCAATCTTTGTTAGACAAAATTTATGACTCTACAGGCTCCGCTAACGGGGGCAACAGAGGCTTTTTGCTCCTATATGTGGACAGGGAAGGGTGTCCCAGTATGACCACTAGGACCGAGAACCCTTGCGTGGAAATGGCTCTTAGCAAATTAATAGAGTTGGCGATGGCAAAAAAAGAAGGGGAAGTTGGACTATGATATTTTCTTATGATTTAGAAAAGAAAGTTCTTAGCGGCCTCTTGCAACATCAGCATAAGTGGGAGGAGGTATCGAGCTTTTTAAATGAGAGTGATTTTTATTCTGAAGATTCGAAGGTTAATGTTTCAATATTTAAATTATTAAAAAATGCCCTCAATAATGCGGAAGATATTGATGAGACAATTCTAGTTCAAAGAATTCAACAACTAAAGGCCAGCTTCCCCGATAGCATTGATATAGGTGAGTATATTTATTCTTTAGCTTTCTACAAAATAACAGAAAAAATTCTTATATCTTCTGTCAGAGAGCTTAAAAAATATACCGCTCGCAGGGAGATATATAGTAGCTGCAAGAAGGTGGCTTCCTTCGTCAAAAGCGCCGACCCTAATTTGAAATATGGGGAGCTTATAGAGCAATCAGACCAACTCTATAATAAAAACATAAAAGATTTTGAGATGACAGAAGCTGGACCTGTCAATCTCTTTGATATGATGGAGGAGGTTGTAGAGGAAAGAGGAAACAACCCAGTGGATGATTTTGGTATGCTTGGGCCACATCCTAGAATGAATGAGATGTATGGTTCTCTGCTCTTAGCTGGAAATATATCAGTGATTGTAGCTCGCTCAGGAGTAGGCAAGACTAACTTTTGCATGGACTTCACTACAAAAGCGTCTGCCGAGCACGGTGTCCCTGTCCTCCACTTTGACAACGGAGAAATGAGTGAGGAGGAACTTATCTTCAGACAATGTTCTGCGATGACAGGCATTCCTGTATGGCTTTTGCAGACAGGCAAATGGAGGACCACAGCATACAAAGACTGGTCAGTGGAAGAGGTTGTAGAGAAAGTTAGGTCAGCTTGGTCAAAAATAAAAAACATGGAATTTTATTATGAGAATGTGGCTGGTCTATCTCCTGATGAAATGTGCTCCTTGCTTAAAAGATTTTACTTTTCCAAGATAGGAAGAGGGAACCCGCTTATCTTCAGCTTTGATTATATCAAGAGTGACTTTGGAAGTATTGGCAAGGTTGATGGATGGCAGCAAGTCTCTTACTTAGTTCATAAGTTCAAGCAAACCATTCACCGTGACTTGGCCTTTGATGGTAAACCTTGCGTGTCAATGATTACCTCAGTTCAATCTAATAGACTCGGGATAACCAACAATAGAAATGCTGGTTCAATTGTGGACGACGAAAGCGTTGTCTCCCTTTCTGATGGCATCACGCAATTCTGTTCACACCTATTCCTTCTTAGGAGAAAGGTAGCAGATGAAATACACGAAGAGGGAGCGAACTTCGGGACGCACAAACTAATTAACCTCAAGTCGAGACACTTAGGTAAAAGCGCACTAAGGGCAATTCATCCAGTGGAAATGCCAGACGGGACAAAGAAGCAGAATTTCATTAATTTAAATATAGAAAATTTTAGGATTACTGAGCGGGGAGATTTGCAAGATGTAGTAGACGCTTTTAATTCAGAGGGCATTGAGGTTAATACTAATGACTCTGAAGAAATACCAATTAACCTTAGGGCATAATGGATTATAAAGAGGTGTTAGAAAACCTTGGGTATCGCCTCAAGGATCACGGATCATATTGGAGGACAAATGCAGTATACAGGTCTGGCGACAACTCTACAGCACTGCAAATATATAAGGACACTGGAGTCTGGAAAGACTATGTGGAGGATTCTCAGTTTATGCCCTTTGAGGCGTTGCTTCAGAAGACCTTAAACACAAACGATCCCAATGCAGTAAAGCATTATTTAAAGGATAAGGGTGTAAATATAGGAACAAGAATAAAACAAAAACACTTATTGAGAGAAGAAAAAACATACCCTGCGAAAGTTTTAAGCAAGCTGTTGCCACATCACGATTTTTACTTAAAAAAGGGAATCAGCAAGGAAACCCTTGAAGATTTTCAGTGTGGCCTAGCTATGTCGGGAAAACTATATCAACGAGTAATTTTCCCCATCTTTAGGAAGGATGGTCGTATTCATGGCTTTTCGGGCAGAAAGGTCACAAACGATGACAGACCTAAATGGCTACACATGGGGAAATCTTCTGGCTGGCTTTTCCCTTATTATAACATAAGCGAAGTTCAAGAAGCTATAGTAGAGAAAGAGTCTGTGCATATTGTTGAATCTGTAGGGGACTGCTTATCTCTATATGATAACGGCATAAAAAATGTTTTAGTTTCTTTTGGTTTAAATATATCACCCACTTTTATTTCAAGACTCTCATCGCTTCCTCTAAAAAAAGTTTTTATATCATTTAATAATGACAAATCCTCCTCAGTTAACAGAGGGTTTGAGGGAGCAATTAAATCTATTTTTAAATTGGTTGAGTCTATTGATTTCGACAAAGTTTATTTTGTCCCGCCAGAAAAAAACGATTTTGGTGAAATGAGCAAAGAAGAAATAGAAAATCACTCTGATTACTGCTATAATCTACAACACCAAGATTCCATGAAGCAGGTAATCAAGATTGCCAAAGGAATGGATAGTAGGGGTGTAAACAAGAATTTCTCTTCGTCGCTTAAAAAGTTGATAAAGAAGAACAATTTCCATTATGGGAGCTTCTGAAAATAAACCGCTGTCAGCATCACGCAT